GACAAAGACCCTGCATATAGAAAATTAGTAGAAGAAAAAATAGGTAGAAGTACTGTCTTTTAATGGCTAGAGATTATGGGCGTGAATACGCTAATTATCATTCTAAACCAGAACAGAGAAAAAACAGGTCTTCTAGAAATTTAGCTAGAAGATTAATGAAGAAGAAACTTGGGGTTAAAGCCATTGCAGGTAAAGACATTGACCACAAGGATAAGAACCCAAGAAACAATTCTAGAAAAAATCTTAGAGTTCGTTCTAAATCAAGCAACAGGTCGGACAATTACTAATGTGGTTATCACTAGCTAGGTTAGCATTAAAGACTGGTTCTGAAGTTTATAAGAATAGAAAAGAAACCAAAGTACTTCAGAGTATTGCAGAGAAAAAACAAATGCAAAGGGTCATTGATGGAGAAATAGAGATGGTTCAAACAGTAAAAAACTATCAAAAAAATGACTTAAAAGATGAAATCGTTTTAATAATTATTTCAATTCCATTATTGGTCTGTGCATGGGGTATTTTTTCAAATGATGCTGAAATTATTTTTAAACTTGATGCCTTCTTTGACCAAGTAAATAAATTTCCATTATGGTTACAAGGTTTAATAATTGGTGGCTATTCTTCTGTACTAGGAATTAAAGGTGTTTCTGCATTTAAGAAAAAGTAATGGCAAAACAAACTGGCTTTAATTATGAAAAGAAAACTAGACCTAAAGTTGGAAGACATAAAAAGAATTTAAACAAAGACGAAAAACGAAGTTACAAAAAATATAACCGACAAGGAAAATGAAACATATAATATTATTTATAAATCACTACTCTAGTAAAATTCAAGTTTGGTCATGGCAAAAGCTATGGGGAAATAAGAAAACAGGGTTAGGGTATAAAACAAAAGTCCAAAAATAATCTCATCTTTTTTTAAAGAGAGATGACTAATTAGAAATCAATGGTTGCCAGTTACGACTGATAACTTCCTGACGAAAGTAAGATTAGGGTTAAATCAATAATAACAATAACAGAGGAGACAATAAAATGTCAAACGCAACAGTATCAAGACTAGGTCTTGTAAACAACTCTGGAACTGGTGTTAATGATTTATTTCTGAAAGTTTTCAGTGGAGAAGTTTTATCAACATTCGGTAGAGAAAACCTTATGTTGAATATGACTACTACTAGAACTATTGGTTCAGGTAAATCAGCACAATTTCCAGTAACAGGAACAATCGCAAGTGGTTATCATACAGTAGGTAATGAAATCGTTGGAACGCAAGTTAAGCACAATGAAAAAATTATCAACATTGATGATATGCTATTAGCCCACGCCTTTCTTGGCGAAATAGATGAACTGAAGAATCATTATGATGTCCGTTCTATTTATTCAAAAGAAATGGGACAGGCACTTGCAAAAAAAGTAGACCAACATCTACTTCAGCTAACTGTATTAGCTTCACAAGCATCAGCAACAATTACTGGTGGTTCAGGTGGAACTCAAATTACAGATAGTGATGCAAAGACAAACGCAACATCTATGATTGGTTCAGTTTTTGAAGCAGTCCAAGCACTAGATGAGAAAGATGTACCATCTTCAGACAGATATTGCATAGTAACACCAGATGTTTACTACCAATTATCTAATGTAGATAAACTTGTTTCTAGAGACTTCTCTAGCAACAATGGAGACTTCTCAAAAGGTCAAGTTGTAATGATTGGTGGAGTTAGAATAATTAAATCTAACACTGCTGTAACAGCTTTCGCTAATAATTCATCAGCGATTGCAGGTACAAACAATACTTACAATGTAAATGCTTCAACTATTGCAGGTGTGGTATTCCACAAATCAGCAGTTGGAACAGTAAAACTTAAAGACCTAGTTTTAGAAAATACTTACGACCCAAGAAGATTGGGTAACTTGATGACAGCTAGACTGGCATTAGGTCATGGTATTCTAAGACCTGAAAGTGCAGTTTCAATTAAAACAGCATAGTCAATTACAATATTATAGGCGTGGAGAAATCTACGCCTGTAGTTTAAATATGAAATATATAAAAAAATTTATAGAGAAGATTAATAAAAAAATTGATAGTTTTTTTGATAACCTCTTTCCATTCTAATGACAATCACAACAAGAACGACTGAACTAGAAGCAGTCAACACAATTTTAAGTACTATTGGAGAAGCTCCATTATCAACCTTAACAGGGTCTTTACCTGTAGATGGTACAACAGCAAAGAATATTCTAAATGAAATAAGTAGAGAAGTTCAATCAGCAGGTTGGCACTTTAATACACAATACAAAGTAGATTTAACTAGAGATACAGATAACAAAGTTCCAATAGGAACAGATGTTGTAAGAGTACAATTAAATGACAAGTACGATAAGTCTTCTTATGATGTAGTACAAAGAGGAAGCTATCTTTTTAATTTAGCAAAAAATTCAAATATATTTGACCAAGATTTTACAGAAAATACTTTAATATATCTTTTAGGTTTTGATGACATACCTGAACAAGCAAGAAGATATATTACAATTAGAAGTGCTAGAGTTTTCCACGACAGAACTTTAGGTGCAAACACTTTACATAAATTTTCTTCAGAAGATGAAGCAAGAAGTCTAGCTGTTATGAAACAAGCAGAAATGCAAACAGGGGACAACACAATCTTTGATAATTATTTACAAGCGTACACAGTCAATAGATAATGCCACTTATATCAAGAACCATACCAAACTTGGTTCAGGGAGTAAGTCAGCAACCAGAAATTTTAAGATTAAATTCCCAAGCCACATCTCAGGTTAATGGATTTTCTAGTGTTGTTGAGGGTCTCAAAAAAAGACCACCAACTAATTACCTAGCAACAATTTCAACATCAGCATTAAACAATGCTTCTATTCATACAATCAATAGAGATGTGAATGAGAGATATATTGTAATTATTACTAATGGAGCAATCCAAGTTAAAACAATAGCAGGAGCAACTAAATCAGTTGTGATGCAGACAAACGCATCTAACTATTTATCTTCATCAGACCCTAGAGGGGATTTTGTAGCTGTAACTGTTGCTGATTTTACCTATATTTTAAACAAGACTAAAGTCTCTGCTATGGCTTCAACTACTAGTACAGCTAAAGTAGAACAAGCTATTTATTCAGTATTACAGGGAGTTAATTCAACAAAGTACACAGTTACTATTGATGGAGCTGTTAAATCATTCACAAGTTCAAACACAGATACAGAAGCTATTAGAAATGGTCTGAAGTCTGCATGTGGAAGTATATCAAATATTACATTTGCAAATGTAGGAACTTCAAGTTTCTCAATAATCAAATCAAGTGGAACTTTAGCAGTAAGTGCCAGTGATGGTTATGGAGATGATGCTTCACAAGTAGTTGCATCTAAAGTTCAGAATTTTTCCGATTTGCCCAGTCCTGCAATTAACGACATGGTCGTAGAAATCACAGGAGACGCAACAAACTCATTTGATAACTACTATGTAAAATATAGTAGCTCAGATGATGTTTGGGAAGAAACAATAGCACCTTCAACTAAAACAACTCTTAATAAAGATTTGATGCCACATGTTTTAATTAGAACAGCAGATGGTAATTTTAGATTTACACAAGTTGATGGAACAACTTACACACTGTCAGGTACAGATTATACTACACCAGAGTGGGGACAGAGAGTTTGTGGAGATGTTAAGTCTGCACCAGACCCAAGTTTTATAGGTAAGAAGATAAATGATATTTTCTTTCATAGAAATAGATTAGGATTTTTAGCAGATGAAAATGTTATCATGTCTAGAAGTGGAGAGTTTTTTCAATTCTTTCCTGAAACAGTTACAGACAGTTTAGATACAGACCCAGTAGATGTAGCATCAACAGCAAAAAAAGTTTCTATTTTAAGAAGTGCAATTTCTTTTGATGAAGATTTATTATTATTTACAGACCAAACACAATTCATGCTTACAGGTGGAACTACTTTAACAGCAGGAAATGTTTCAATTAATACTTCAACAGAGTATGAAACTTCAACTGGTTGTAAACCTATAGGAGCAGGTAGTAATGTATTCTTTCCTTTTAACAAAGGTAGCTATACAGGAATTAGAGAATTTTTTGTTAAAGACGATACAGG